GACTAATAACCTTATTGCGGTATAATACGCAGTAGATAGGAGGTGTTCTGTGGTTTAATATAAAAACGCCCTGAAACGGTGGGTGGTAGATAGAGTTAGTCGCAAGGCTATTTAGGGGCTAACCTGTTATGAAGTACAGGCGTGTAACGTACCGATGATGCACCCATGATTCTACTACCCACCAAATTCGGGGACTCCCCGAAAGTCTAATGAAACCCCAAGGAGGTTACAAATGAGTACAGAATGGTCAATAAATCAGTTAAAAGGTTACAAAGAGAATAATAAAGCAACTTGTGTTTTAATATGGATTGCAGAGGATGTTTTTGGCAGAGCAAAAGACCTAGACATCAAGTGTACCGAAGCGGAAGCAGATGGTATTTTAGAATACATGGAACGAAAACAAGACGCCACGCTAGGTGTTACATGGGACACGATTGATTATCACCTAGAGAATCTTGAAAGAGAGAGGGCTAAAAATGAAAATAAGTAGATATATAAAAATAGTTTATTATTGGATGCAAAACAAAATGGCTCGTTGTGCATGGGAATATCTTAGAGGTGTTGATTATTCGGGCATCATTAACAAAGACACTAGATGTCTAGAAGCAATGCGTGATATGAATAAATACTACCTGAAATTACGGAAGGTTCAAAATGAAAAATCCTAACGGCTACATCCTATGGGAAGGAATATCTGAGATAGATGGGCATACTCCCATTGTCGTTATTGCTACGGGATTCAAGACTCCCACCAGTAACCCAAAGACGGGCGATATGATTCAAACGTGGATTATTTGCAGGGATACTCATCCCACTGAAGCCATCAATGGCGGTGAGGATAAGGGTATCTGTGGAGAATGTCCTCATCGCAAGATAGACGGCAAGCGTTCCTGTTATGTTAATCAAATGAGTATTGGTGCTGTATATAAAGCATATAAGAAAGGTAATTATTCAACCGACGTATTACAATTTAATTCCAGAATAGCAGACCTATTTAGAGGTAGGCGTGTGCGTATAGGTACATACGGTGACCCTCTAGCAGTCCCTACTATCTTATGGTGGTTAGTCACCCAATATACGTCAGGACATACAGGGTATACGCATCAATGGCGAAAAGAATATCCTACTAATTGGCAGAAAATCAAATATCAAAACTTTTGTATGGCATCCGTAGACTCTGAAGAAGAGAGGTTAGAGGCGGAGGCTCTTGGGTGGAGGACTTTTAGAGTCCTTACACCTGATGAGTCCCCTTCAGAGAAGGAAATCAGATGCCCTAACGAGGTCGATAAACTAATCAAATGTGACAGGTGTAATCTATGTCAGGGAACATCTGTCGGTGACCACGTTCGCTCCATTGCTATTACTGTGCATGGTGTGGGTGCGAAGTACTTCAGAATCGGGGAGTCCCCGAAAGTGCAGTGTCAGGAGATTATTGGCTAATAAGAAAGGTAAATGGACAAACCGAATAGAAATTGTAGATGGCTTCTTAAAACTGAGGCAATTACAGAAGGCTAGGAAGTTTGCTCGTAGCGTATTAAAAGAACCTAATGCAGAATTACTACTAACCGAGGATGAAATCGAGTATCTCAAGTTAGTAATCTCATTGGACTCACTAGACAGATTTTTAAAAAAGAAAGAAGATAATGATGAACTTTGAAACAGCAACAAATATAGATAATACATCACTGAGGGGAGATATTAAGATAACCTATACTGAACTTGCAGATATCTTTGGCGAACCCACCTACAGACCTCCTGTGGGCATGAAGACACAGGCGGAGTGGTGGCTAGAGTTTTCCGATGGTACTATTGCCACCATATACGATTGGAGGTCTATGTATCCAGTAGAAGAAGTTAGGGAGTGGAATATAGGCGGATTTAATAGAGATTCCGTTACTCAAGTGGAGCAAGTGATAGAAGAACATAGGAACAAGGATGTTGTAACCATATTCGATACCGACAGTGAGAGCGTGTCGTCGTCGTCGTTGGCAGTAAAGGAAATACCAGAGGAGGATGATTTGTGTGACTGTGCAATCTGTCAGGAGGATGACCACGATGATTAAAAGAATACACATAAATCAACACGTTATCAGGCGAAATGCCAAGACAGGTGAACGTAACGAATGTATAACCGTTAAAACAAGTAAAACCAATGACTATTGTCATGAGGTAGAGATAAAAGGTGCTTGTAGGGTGGTATACCGTCCAGATAATCCGTTATCCTGTGGTGCGAAGGTGTGGATAGAGGTAGAAGATGGTACTCCCATCGTATTACACAGCACATCTTCAGATGTACCCCTGATGCTTATGTAAATCACTTGACATACCATCAATTTATGGTATGATACGCAGTATAGAGATGGGTCATGTTGACTCATTTAAACCCAAATCGGGGACTCCCCGAAAACGAATCAAAGGAGATTCAACCATGGCACAAAACGCCAACCCTAACGTACCTGTCCAAGCGACAGTAACCCCTGACCAAGACATTCAAATTCGCCTTATTCAAGCGGATGCGGAAAAAAACCTCCGTTGTCAATTAGGTCTTACCATTGTTGTTCGACGTTCATCCGTCGTTCGTGATTTGATTACCAAAGGTCTTGAAGCAACTGCTAACGACTGTGGAAATCAATACTCAGATTAACTTTCTCATGGGTGGGATGCGAATACCCTTAATCACGCATTTTCTTTAAGGAGAAAAAATATTATGAATTACTATAACCACGAAGGTATAGAACTTCCAGAAATCGGGGAGTCCCCGATAACATCAGTAATCCCTGACACACCCACACCCTACAACCCCAAAGGTTGGGGACAACGGTGCGACATGGATATGATTAAACACGCTCGTGTCCCAAGTCTCGGTCCAGATACTTGGCGTCCTCTTCCTCATGACACCTTTGTTGATATGATTGAACAATCGTTTGACCGCCATGGCTTCACCATTAGTGAACCTCTGCACTATCGTGCTAAAAGTGTCAAGAACGATAAGATTAAAGACCAAGGAGAATATGGGCGATTTAATACTTCTTATGGTCTTGCTCACCCACTTCTTCCTATTATCGACGGTGTTAATTGGGAATCTGGGTGGCTTAATTCCTACGATATGACCGTATCGGCACAAGGGACTCTCGATAAGCGTACCCTGATATGCCTCAATGGAATGACCATAAACGATAGCATATCAAACTTCCGTCGTAAGCACACATCAGGTATCGACCTGAATAGAGACGGATTGTTTCAGCATATCTACGACCTCGTTAATAACACTGTAGGTTCTTTAGTTACTATCGCTCAGGCAGAGGCAAGTCGTGTGGATAGATATAAGCAGACTGAGTGCAATGATTCAGACGCTAGGTGGATTATCATGGAATCAGCGAAACGTAACGTAATTGGCTCGGCAGCGACTATGAAAGTTCTTGAGCATTTTGAAACACCAGAACACCCAGAGTTTAAGGATGGTTCTATTATGTGCTTGGAAAATGCGTTCACTTCTGATGGCAGAGGTAGGAATATATTCACGCAGAGAGACCGATACGATAGGTTAAGGAGCATTATTGATACGAGATTTGGTTTCGGGGACTCCCCGAATGTAACCACAGGAGAATTAGCAACTAATTTTTAATTCCTCCTTTGGAAGTGGGGGGTAGACTTAGCCTATGGTACCCAATTAAGTGATATAAATTGCAAGGCGTCACTTAGTCTGCTCCCCCACAATCCAATGTTACCTTTCCTTTTAGCCCAAGTCGGTCAGCATTTGCTTAGGATTAGTAGTTCAATAGTTCCTCCTTGCTACTAGGTTAAGCATCTATCTTAACGGGGTTCTGTACTGGTTAACTTTGACACTGTGAATCGACCGCAATCAAAGAGGTAACACAATATACGTAGATACTCCCATGTCTGATAGCAGTGGAGTTCCAACTAGTCCTACAGCCACCGCCCATGACGATGGGGTCGTGTACGAAACAGGGAATAGCGGTGGGGGTATCTACAATCTAAGGGGAGTAGTTAGTAGCCATGATATCTAAGCAGGATGAAACATTGCCTTGGCACTGCACTGACTACTCCCTACAATCTAATGCACTGACGCATATACAAGTCGCTCTTGATGTGTCAATGTTACGACTCTGCCGAGTTAACGCCCATGGTCTAACCAAGGACGGCATGAGGACACCGTTGCGTGGTGTCCAGAGTCACAATCAATGTACGGAGCCACGGCTAGACGGGCTTTAATGAGATAATCTTGGCATCTCTAACGTACATAGTTATGAGGTAGGAAACGATGAATTCCCCAAAGGCAATAACTGGAAACGGTTATAGAATAGGGTGATAAGCGTTGAATTCCTGAAATGTGCAGTCTTCCGAATTTAAAACTCGGACACCCGATATGGGAGCGGAAGGTGCCTTGTCAAGGCAGTTCATTCGTGCGTAAGTCAGATAGCCTCACAACCCATGCCCTCTGTATATCTTCGGATGTACAGGGGGCTTTCTGGGTGAAACCTAAATCGGGGACTCCCCGAAAACACCTCTTGAAAGGAGAAACTAATGGAACGTGAACAAGAACAAATAATAAAAGAAGCATTGAACGTAGGTATAGAAATGTGTACTCGTGAGGAATCAGAGTATGCCGAAGAGAACCACGAACTTCAGCACAATTTAAAAACAATAGATAAGGCTTGGGAAATTCTATTTGGGGAGAAAAATATGTTTCTGAAATGCCACATCAAGGAGGCTTCCAATGAGACAAAGTAAATTCCACAGAGACATCCATCAGTTAATGAGTGGATGCAATAAGTGTGGAGCAAAGGACAATCTAATATTTGAACACCACACAGGTACGCACATCTGTAAGCCCTGTTGGGAAGATGAAGAAGTTGACCAAGACGACTTCTCTCCGAGTGAGAGCGTAGCGTCGTCGTCGTCGTCATCATCCACAGAAACTACTGATAAAAACAGGAAATAATGACCAATACATGGTATTATCATAAATATGAAGAAAAATTATCAAACCAAACTCGACGAAGAAATGGTAGAACTAGGGAGACAGAGATACCAGAGAAAGGTTCGGAAGGCTAAGGAGATGGAGATTGAGAGTACTACATCCGTAGGTCAGAGGATGCTAGGCGAGGCTATCGGTCTCTTATCTGAAGCAATTAAAGAGTGGATGCAAGTGGCATCTAAGGCACCTGGTCGTCGTCATCGTGCTTATCCCTTCCTAGTAGAACTTCCCACAGATGTTGTGGCGGCACTTACAGCCCGTACAGTACTTGATGCCATCTCGTATGAACGCAAGATTACCAGTACTGCTACTACTATTGGTCGCATATTAGAGGACGAGTATAAGTTTAGGAGGCTGAAGCAAGAAGAGCCTGCACTGTGGCAACAAATGAACCGAGTATTAGGGAAAACTAAATCATCCAAGACACGCTCCAAGTTTATCAATAACAGCATGAGGTTTCATGAGATAGTACTGGCACAGTGGGACCTCAAGGATGCCACAGCGGTCGGTCTAACAGTCATAGAACTCATGAGGCAGTCCACAGGAATTATAGACATCAAGACCCGCACAGACATTCGTGGTAAGTCCTACACATACATACAGCCGACGGATGATGTGATGAAGTGGATGCGTGATTGCCATGAATATAACGAACTATTAAATCCCGTGTGGCTACCGATGGTGGAGAACCCTGTTGATTGGAATAATCCCTATATTGGAGGGTATCCTGCAACCAACCATCGTCGTCGTCCTCTGATTAAGACCCAAGACTCCGCATATTTGGAAGAACTAGCGGAAACAGACCTTAGTGATATGTATAGTGCTATCAATACAGTCCAAAACACCAAGTATATGATTGATGCTCCCTTATTAGATATCTTTAAGAAGTGTTGGGAGCGTGGATTGGTCATAGGGGGTGTTCCAAGCATGGATGACGAGCGTATACCTAATAAACCTGCGGATATAGGGACGAATGAGGAGTCTCGTCGTCGTTGGAGGAAAATCGCAGCCCGTACTCACTTTGAAAATGACCGAATGAAGTCCAAAAGGTTACAGGTAATGAAGGTGTTGCAACTTGCTAATAAGTTTAGTGATGATATCTTAAGATTCCCAATTGGGATAGATTTCAGGGCTAGGGGATACCCTGTGCCTCCCTACCTCAATGTACAGGGACCAGAGTATGCCTCTTCGCTATTATCATTCCACCAAGGGAAGAAACTATCAGACAAGGGTGTGGAGTGGATGTATAGGCACACAGCAAGTATGTGGGGACTCGATAAGAAGACCTTTGAAGAACGCCTAGCGTGGACAGAAGACAACATGGAGTTAATCCTTGGAATAGGTTCAGACCCCTTCTCAGATATGACGTGGACTGATGCAGATAAACCGTGGAAATTCCTCAAGTCATGTCAGGAGGTCTCTAGATTACATGAGGTAGGTCAAGCGACATTTATATCTCACTTACCGCTTAGTGCTGATGCTGTTAATCAAGGTCTTCAGTTGTACTCAATACTCGGAAAAGACCAAGTAGGAGGAAAGGCTACAAATGTAGTCCCCACAACTGAACCTGAGGATGTCTACGAGAAGGTAGCGATGATAGTTGAACGTAAGTTATATGAAGAGAATAGCGAGTATGGTAATAAATGGTTGGCATTTGGTATCGACAGGAACACCACAAAAAGACAGACGATGACCGTTGTTTACTCAAGCACCTTCTACTCCTGTCGTTCCTACACAGCAGAATGGTTTTATGCAGAACTAAAGAAGGGCAAGGAGAATCCCTTTGGAGAAGAGACCTACAGACCCTGTAATTATCTTGCAGAGAAGATATGGGAGTCTATTGGTGAAGTAGTATCATCTGCACGAGTCATTATGGATTGGATTAAGGATTGTACTGTTATATGTTTGGATAATGATGTTGTTCCTAGGTGGTTTACACCTCTCGGATTCCCTGTGAAGATGAATTACGAAAAAACAGATAAATATTCTGTCAAAACTCTGGTTTCTGGTATACTACGTCAGCACCGCCTTAGGATTCCTAATGGTGAGGTTAATAGAAGAAGAATACTGAATGCCATATGCCCGAACTTCATTCATTCATTGGATGGCTTTGGAGGGTTATTGGGGGGTGTGGTATTGAAGTGTAAAGAGAAGAAAATCAAATCCTTTGGTTGTACTCATGATGAGTATGAAGTCTTAGCAGAAGACAT